CCTTTGCGTATCTCCCCTGAGACGGTAACTAAGGTTCATACAGGCCCGATGACGAAGGAAAGTTAGCCAGATGAAGCCAGTATTAGTACAAAGTCCGCCGCCGCTTGTGGGGGCTTTATACCCACGGCTTCACACGCCCTGGCTAAAAACCAAAACCCGCGGCAACGAGATCGCAGAGCTTGCCGAAAAAATCGGGCAGCCCCTTTTACCCTGGCAAAAGATAATTCTTGACGATATGTGCTCCATCGATGAGCAAGGCAAATTTATCAAGAAGTCCAGCCTGTTCATTTGCGCCCGGCAGTCGGGTAAATCACACATGCTACGTATGCGTGTACTAGCAGGTCTGTTTTGCTTCGATGAGCGCAACATCTTGATGATGTCGAGCCAGCGGCGTATGGCCGAGCGCTCGTTAGAGATCATCGCAGACATAGTGGCGCGTAACCCATTTTTATTAGCGCAGGTTAAAGATGGCAAGATCGAAAACGCCTACCGTAAGAGCAACGGCAAGGAGCGCCTGATCCTAGAAAATGGGGCGGTGCTCGAAGTTGTAGCTGCGAATAGCGACTCCAGCCGCGGCTTAACCGCCGATATGTTATGGATCGATGAGCTGCGTGAGGTCAATGAGGCCGCTATGGATGCGAGTAAATCAACCACGCTTACACGGCCTAATTCGCAGCGCTTTTATACTTCAAATGCTGGCGCAGCTGATAGCGATGTGCTCATACACATGCGCGAGCGCTCGATGGCCAGGCCACCTAAGTCGCTAGGGTTTTATGAGTACAGCGCGGATGAAAACTGCGACATCTGGGATCGCCAGGCATGGGCGCAGGCTAACCCTAGTCTTGGCCTGCTTATTAGCGAGGAGTCGATCGAGGAAACCATCGCCACTAGCACGATCATGGCAGCACGTACCGAGACCTTGTGCCAGTTTGTAAATACCGGGCTTACAAGCCCCTGGACTCCTGGCAGCTGGGAGGATTTGGCAGACACGGAAATGGTTATGTCACCTGGCATGGTTACGATGTTTGCATTTGACGTAGACCCGCACACGCGCCGATCCGCTTCACTTATCGCAGCTAGTTTGCTACCCGATGGCCGCATAGGCTTGGCGCTTGCTAAAACGTGGGAAAGTTTAGTAGCTGTGAACGAGCTGCAGATAGCCGTAGATATAAAAGAGCTTGCCGATAAGTGGCACCCTAAATTAATCCTGCATGACTCCTACACGACTTTTGCCATAGCCGAGCGACTTGTAAATAGCGGCCTTAAATTAGAGCCTTGTATCGGTGCTCAGTTTTATACCGCGTGCTCGACCTTTAAAGATGCCATCGACAATAAGCGGGTGGTGCATGGTGGCCAGCCAGAGCTTGATGAGCAGATGAATAATGTGGCTAGTTCCAGCAAGGAGCACGGCTGGCGTATCGTGCGCAAAAAATCACAGGGCAGCGTGGCCGCCCCGATTAGCATGGCTATGGCCGTGATGCACTTATCCAAGCCAATTAGTGAGGCCAAAATCTACATTTAAGCGTGGCGCGCCTTTCCATAAATATGCTTGACTTTTTGAGAAAATCTGCTCATGGGATTACTTGAAGCTATAGGCATCCGCAGTAAAGATAAAGTGCAGATCGATGCACAGCTAGCCCCTGCAATTATGTCCGACCGTTTTGGTGCCGGGCAGTATTCATTTGGCGGCATGTATAGCAACGGATACGGCGCAGGTCTTATGGATCGAGCGACTGCACTCCAGGTCGCGACGGTAAGTCGCTGCAGAAACCTTGTCTGCGGTGTAATTTCTTATTTGCCGCTGGAGTTGTACAAAAAATCTACAGGTGAGCAGTTGCAGTCACCGCTATGGCTAGATCAACCAGATATGCGCCAGCCACGTGCAGTCACACTTGCTTACACAGTTGATAGTTTAATTTTTTACGGCGTTGCTTATTGGCGCGTTACATCGTTGTATGCAGATGATGGCCGCCCATCAGGTTTTGAGTGGGTTGCAAATACTCGCGTGACAGTTACAACAGATGCAAAAGGTTATGAAGTTCAGTATTACTCAGTCGATGGCGCACGCGTACCAATGTCCGGTATCGGATCACTCGTTACATTTCAGTCGCTATTGCCTGGCGTATTAGAGACAGGTGCTCGCACAATTCAAGCTGCGCTCGATGTACAAAAAGCCGCAGCAATATCTGCAGCTACTCCAATGCCGACTGGGATAATTCGCAACCAGGGTGCGGATTTGCCTGAAGCACAAGTGCAAGGTTTATTAGCTGCTTTCAAATCGGCTAGACAAAATCGTAGTACTGCATATTTAACTTCAACTTTAGATTATCAAACAGTAGGTTTTTCACCTAAAGAAATGACGTACAACGAAAGCAGCCAGTACCTGAGTACGGAAATCTCCAGATTAATGAACGTTCCTAGCTTCATGGTCAGCGCCGATATGAATAATTCGATGACGTATCAAAACGTTTTGGATAGCCGTAAAGAGTATGTCGCGTACAGCCTGCAGCCTTACATTTGTGCAGTCGAGGAACGCCTGAGCATGGATGACATAACCGCGCACGGAAATCAAGTAAAATTTAACGTTGATGAAACCTTCTTACGTGCAGACACAATGGCAAGACTTACTGCTATTGAAAAGATGCTGCAGTTAGAACTTATTGACGTTGAAACAGCACGCGAAATGGAAAGCATGACACCTTACGGTAATGGAGCATCGAATGATATTAACCTTTAGCGCAAACATTACGGCCGCTGATGAGGCAGGCCGAACAATTAGCGGCAAGATCGCGCCATACGGTGAAGTGGGATACACATCCGCGGGCAAGGTTGTATTTAAAGAAGGCAGCATTAATGTTGCAGATGTAAACAAAGTAAAATTACTTATGGCTCACGACAGTTCAAAAGTTGTAGGGCGTATGCGCACAATGCAGTCTAATCGTGACGGGATGTATGCAAGTTTTTCTGTAAGCCGTAGCACCGCCGGTAGCGATGCGATTTTGCTAGCCCAGGAGCAACTAATGGATGGCCTATCCGTTGGTGTTGAAGTTACAGCATCAGAGCCTAAAGACGGTTATCTCCTGGTCACGGCTGCATCCTTGCGTGAGGTGTCGCTTGTCGAAAGCGCGGCATTTTCTAGCGCAGCCGTGCAAAGTATTTCTGCGCAAGCAGAATTGGTAGAAGTAGAAGCATCTACATCTACGAAAGTAAGCACCACAGTTACACATATCGAAAGCACAACAACCGAAACCGAGACCGAAACAGAAAGCGAGGCCGCTGTGACCACAGCCCCCGAAAATCCAAGCGAGGATAAGGCAGAGGAAGCGGCTACGCCAGTAGTAGAAGCAGCTCGTAAAATTATCCTTCCTTCAGCACTAAACAGCCAGAGCGTACGCACACCTATCACATCGATGGGCGCATACACCGAGCACAAGATTAAAGCTGCACTAGGTAACGATGACTCACGTTTATACGTAACCGCAGCCGATGACAGCTTCGCAACAAATCCGGGTTTTAATCCCACCCAGTATTTGTCAGAATTCCCAACTAACACACGTTTTGGCACACCTGCTATTGATGCGTGTTCACGTGGCACATTACCTGCTAACGGTATGACAATTAACGTGCCTTCACTTGTAACTTCTGCAGGCGGCGGTACAGGTGTTGCACCAGTTGTAACAGTTGAACTAGAAGCAGGCGCAGTACAAAACACAGGCATGGAAACTGCTTACCTAACAGGTACAGTATCTAAATATGCTGGTATGAACACCATCAGCATCGAATTGCTAGAGCGCGGATTTGGTGATGGCAACTTCTTTAGTGAATTGACTAACCAACTACAAAACGCATACCTAAAGACTATTGACACAACAGTACTAGCAGCGCTTATTGCTGCAGGTCAGTACTCATCAGGATGCGATGCAGACTCAGCCGGTATTATTGAGTTTGCATCTGACTCAGCCCGCAAGGTCTACGAAGCGACTGGCTATTTTGCAAATAACTACATCGCCAATGGATCACAATGGCAACTTCTCATGGGAGCTACAGATACAACAGGCCGCCCAATTTACTCAGCATCACAGCCAATGAACGCAGGCGGGCTAACAGAGCCAGGCTCAATTCGCGGCAACGTATTAGGTCTTGACCTTTACGTAGATAAGAACTTTACAGCCACTACAACCATCGATGACTCAGCTGTAATTCTTGCACCTGAAGCATTTACTGTTTACCAGTCACCACAGGCTTACATGTCTGTAAACGTGGTAAGCAACCTTCAGGTACAGGTAGCCATTTATGGTTACATGGCAACTATCGCCAAGATGCCTAAGGGTATCGTCAAGTTTAACCTGAACTAAATCCCTAGAAGTCGGTGGGGTCTAAGCCCTTGACCCCACCGACCCCATAACGCAAAAGGAGTACAAAATGCCTGCAACGTATGTAACGGTCGCTGAGTTACGTGCAAATTTAGGCATCGGCAGCTTGTACTCAGACAGCGATGTAGAAACATGCTGCCAAGCCGCGCAAGATCAAATCAATAGTTTTTTATGGTTCGATAGCGCTGCGGTAGTGGGAACTGCGTTAGTAAGTAACGTGGCTACCGTAATGCTGGCCAACCCTGGCATCTTTACTACTTCCGAGTCTGTAACGATCGCCGGGGCTGGTTCAACATTTAATGGCACCTATACAGTCACAGGCACGATCCCATTTAGTACAGGCACAGGCAACATATTGCCAGCCTTTAATTTACAGCTGCAGTATTTCCAAAACCCTGCAGGCTACAGCTTCATCCAGTATGCCAAGACAGCCGCCGATCAAAACTTTAGACGTGTACTGCCTTATGGCACAGCTACAGGCGCAGACACTAAGACCGAGGCATACGCCACTACAGCCAGCGTGCGCGAGGCAGCCATGATTTTGGCAGTAGACATCTGGCAAGCTCGCCAGGTCAGCCAGAGCGGCGGCGTATCGGTCGATATGGGCCCTTCTCCATACCGCATGGGTAACACAATGATCGGCAAAATTAGAGGCTTGCTAGCCCCTTATTTATCGCCCGCATCAATGGTGGGCTGAATATGCCAGCGGCTATTACAACCCTACGCACAACTATTGCAACCGCGCTAGCAAATGCTGGCGTGTGGCAAACCTTTAGTTATCCACCTGCGACCATCATGGCTAACAGCGTGATCGTATCGCCCGCTGATCCTTATATCGTGCCTGCTAACGGCCACTTTAACCAAGCTGCTATTAGGCCACAAGCAAATTTTAAGATAACTATGACGGTGCCGGCATTTGATAACCAGGGCAACTTGGCTGGCATCGAGGACACAATGATCGCCGTATTTAACAAGCTAGCAAATAGCGCGATCGTATTTAGCGTTACCCAAATTTCAGCGCCTACAGTACTAAACGCTGAAAGTGGGAGCCTGCTTATGGCAGACCTATCAATAACCGTACTAACCACTTGGAGCTAAACATGGCAGATCAACAGATAACCGAGGCAGACATCGAAGTATTAAAAAAACTTGGTCTGCCAATTCCAGGCAAAACTACTAAGAAGGATGAGGAATAAGACGTGGCAATTTATCTAGATAATAACGTTGGCCTGAAAATTGCCACCGTAGACCTTAGCGCGTACGTAACAAGCATCACGCTTACGCAGACATTTGACGAAGTTGAGACCACAGCGATGGGCGCGACTGCACACCAATTTGCAAAGGGTTTAGAAGCATCTACGCTAACCGTAGATTTTCTTAATGACTGGGCAGCTGCACAAGTCCAAGCAACCTTGCAAGCCGCATACGGCACAAGCGTTACTGCAATAGTTATACCTGTAAAAGGCACAGCTGTTGGTGCAACAAATCCAACTTACACAATGTCAATTTTGGTTAACAATTTGACACCTGTAGGTACTGGCGGGCCAGAGGATTTTGCGCGCTCATCTATGACTTTTACCTGCACATCCGCAGTAGCATATTCAACTACAGCACCATTTTAATTAACTAAGGGGCAAACAATGGCACGACTAAAGATCGTAAGGGCTACAGGGGAAAGCATCGTAAGCATCACCCCGGTGGTTGAAGTCGCGTTTGAAAAGTACGCAGGGCAAGGCCTGTACAAGCAGCTACGCGAGCACGAAAAGAATAGCGACCTGTACTGGCTGGCTCACAATGCACTAATGCGTACCGAGGTAATCCCACCTTTTGGTGACGATTTCCTTAAAGATTTAATCTCGGTCGAAGTGATCGAGGATGAAAGCCCAAAAGGATAGATCGGGGTTCATTTACATATTTGGTAGCTAGTCTGGCTATCGAGTTAAAAATTAGCCCCGATCAAGTCCTGGCGATGGATGAGGTCATGTTTAAAGCAGTACTGCAAGTATTAGGAGATCGAGCGAAGGAGCGAGCCAATGCCCGTAAACGTCACAGGCGTGCAGGCCACTCTTAAAGACATGCGCAATTTAGACCGCAACCTGGCTAATCAAATGAATAAACAAATAAAAAATGCCATGATGCCTATACTTGAAAAGGCTCAGGCCTACGCACCTGCCAATAGCGAAATGCTAAGCGGTTGGACTAAGGCAGATGCTTTCGGGCCACAGTCTAGAAAATACCGGGCTTTTCCAAAATATGATCAGTCAGAGGTTGTCAAAGGCATTATCTATCGCCAGGGTGCTAACAATTCTGGCGAAGTAGCAGGCGCTAAATTTAGGCGCAGATTTCAGGTTACTCATTACATCGCTAACACATCTGCAGGCGGTGCTATCTATGAGACATCTGGCCGTTTGGCTGCATCTCGCAAGCCATCGCGCAGCCTTAACCCAAATGCCCGCGCACAATTCTTAGAGCCGCTAGGGCCGATATATGGCACACGTGGCACAGCTGACCCTAGATTTGGCAACACAGACCAGCGCGGCCGCTTAATCTATCGAGCATGGGATGAGGACAACGGCAGAGCTGCAAGAGCTGTAAACCTGGCTATTAATACAGCCGTAGCACAATTTAACGCGGGTAACGCTATGGGTAAATATAAGGCGGCTGCATAATGGCAAATATCGTAGTCGCGGCTATTGCCAAATGGAACGGATCAGCCTTAGTTAAAGGTGAGAAGCAGCTAACAGCATTTCAAAAAACTACAAACAATTTGGCAAAATCTTTTGTCACCTTATTTGCAGCGCAGAAAATTTACGCATTTGGCAAAGCATCTGTAAAAGCATTTGCAGCCGATGAGAAGGCAGCCAAGTCACTAGCTGTAGCGCTTAAAAATACTGGCAACGGATTTGCTACAATAGCCACCGAAGGCTTTATATCTAGGCTGCAGGATACTTACAAAGTACTCGATGACGAGTTGAGGCCAGCATTTCAGACCTTGCTTAACGCCACCGGGTCACTTACTACAGCCCAAAAGGGATTAGAGCTAGCGCTTAATGTCTCAAAAGGTACATCTGCCTCAGTCGAGCAGGTATCGAAAGCGCTGGCAAAAGCATACGGCGGCCAGACCACAGCGTTGAGTCGGCTTGGCGCAGGTTTAGATAAAGCTACGTTAGCCAGCGGCGATATGAATAAAATCATGGCTGCCTTGACTAATCGTTTTCAAGGCCAAGCATTAGCTGCAACTAAGACTTATGCAGGCCAAATGAACGCGCTGGCGGTTTCATCGGCAAATGTCCAGGAAATCATCGGCAAGGGCATTTTAGACAGCATTTCGGCGCTAGGCGATGCCGATGGTATTGCCGAAGCTACAGCTGAGATGGAAAAGTTTGCGCAGAGTTCATCCGATGCCTTGCTCGGTGTATCCACATTATTTGGCAGGTTAAAAAATGAAACTAAGACTGGCGGTTTATTAGCAAGAGGTTTTAGCGCATTTATGAACAGCGGCTACTTAGCCAGCGTAGGTAGACAAGAGCGGCTAAAAAATGCACCTTATAGCCCTACATCGATGTACTTTACGCCTGAGCAGGCAGAGCGTGCCAAGCTAGTCGCTGAGCTAAAAAAGCAAAACCTTGTAGAAAAGGAAAAACGAAAGTTATCTGCAGCTGAGTTAGCAGACAAGAAAAAGCAAGCAGAGTTAGATGCTTTAAAAAAGAAATTTGACGTAGATCGCATCAACCTAGAGACAGCCCTGGCTAACTCAAAAGATGAAGCGGAAAAGGCACGCATCCGTAGCTTGCTTACCATCATGGATGAGGATGCCACTAGCGCCGCTAAGCGCATGGCAGAGCTAGACAAGGCCAATGCAAGCAAGATGCAAGCCGAATACTTCGCAGCTGTATCGCTAAACAACTTGGCCGAGGCTGCTCGACTAGCTGCTATGGGAGTTAAGTCCATAACGCTTGGCGGTGCTCCTATTCAGAATTTTCAGGCTAGTGCTATTGATCCAAATACAGGCATGGCTAACCCGGTACTGGCACAAGCTGTGGCGATCGAGGCAGACCTAGCAGCCAAATTTGCCGAGGAAGCTGCGCAAATTGCAGACCAGGTAGCCTCAAATAGCGAGCGCGTGCTAGATGAATACATAACTAGCATTACTGGGCTACGCGTACAAGTGCCAGGAGCAGGCGGCGGTGCAAGCGCGGTAAATAACTTTACAATTAATACACCGCTTGGCAGCGAGGAATACTTAACCGAAGCCGTGCAGCGAGTAATCCAAAAGTTAAACCGCATGGGCGATAACCTGACATACGCTGGAGCGCTGGAATAATGCCAGTACCTACGGTAAATGCATTTATAAATTTTGGCACCGGGCCGAGCGCGGCACAAGCCATGATTATTGGCCAGGGCATAATCGGCACTAACGTTTTAGCAGATAGCGCCGCAGTCATTGTCGATGTATCTAGCCAGGTCGATGGCATTACTACCCGCCGCGGCCGTAACGCTGAGGCTGACCAATTTCAGACAGGTACCTGCAGCCTGCGCATAGTCGATCAAAACGGTGACTTTAACCCTATGAATACAGCGGGGCCTTACTACGGCCTGCTTGATCCCATGCGTAAACTAGAAATATCGGCAACGCATCTAGGTATTACTTACCCGATATTTAGCGGATTTATCACAGGTTACGACACCCTGACACCACAAGAGGCTGGCGTGGATGTGGTTTATACAACAATTACAGCTGTGGATGCGTTTAGACTTTTGCAAAACGCACAAATAACAACCGTGGCTGGTACATCGGCAGGGCAATTAAGCGGTGCTCGTATCAATAATTTGCTAGACCAAGTGGCATGGCCATCATCTATGCGGGATATAGACCCTGGCTTAACCACAATGCAAGCCGATCCTGGCACACAGCGCACTACCCTGGCTGCCTGCCAGACAATAAGCACTAGCGAGTACGGCGCGTTTTATGTCGATGCGGCTGGCTCATTTGTATTTCAGGATCGAGCGCTGACATCTAGCAGCATAGGTGGCACGCCTACAGTTTTTACCGATACAGGCGGCGATATTAAATACTTCGATGCCCAATGGGTGCTAAATGATGTGCTTGTATATAACCAGGCAAATATCACAAGATCAGGCGGTACTACTCAAACCACTAGCAACGCTGACAGCATCGCCAAGTATTTTTTACACAGCTACACACAGACCAATTTGCTAATGCAGACCGATGACGTGGCGCTGGATTATGCCCGCGCTTACGTGGCCAGCCGTGCTGAGACCACCGTGCGATGTGATGCGCTGACCCTTGACCTTTACACAGAAAACTACGACTCAGGCATAGTAGCTGCGCTTGACCTAGATTTTTTTGACCCGATAACCGTAACCACTAGCCAGCCTGGATCATCTAGCCTGGTTAAAACCTTGCAGATATTTGGCGTGGCTATGACTATAAGACCGAACAAATGGCAGGTAAAATTTACAACGCTAGAGCCTATTATCGATGCGTTTATTTTAAATTCTACGCAATACGGCGTATTAGGCACTAACACGCTTTCATACTAAGGAGACAGATATGGCCATTTCAGGATTTCCGACAGTCACCGGGGATGTGCTGACTTCATCCACGATGAACAGCCTTGTACAGTTCGATGTAGTAACGCAGACAGGTGATTACACAGCGACTACTAACGACAACTATCAAGAGATTTTTATTATGAATAAGGCCACGGCCATAGCATTTAAAATTCCAACCGATGCCACAACAAATTTCCCGATCGGCACGGTTCTTACAGTTTTAAGCATTGGTGTAGGCACTTGCACAATTTCCGCGGTAACACCTGGCACTACAACGGTGGCAAGCGCCGGGGCAGTTAGCGCATCACCAACTTTAAGCCAATACAAATCAGCTGCCTGCATAAAAATTGCTGCAAATAGTTGGGTAATCGCGGGAGCGGTTGCATAGTGATCGCTAATTTAGTAGCTGGATTAACTGGGTTAGTTGCACCATCTACTTTTGCAGTTGATTATTTAGTTGTTGCAGGCGGTGGTGGTGGTGGACAAACTGGCGGCGGCGGCGGTGCAGGCGGTCTGCGTTGCACGGTTACTGCGACAGGCGGTGGGGGTTCATTAGAGTCTGCATTATCGCTTGCACTTAGCACCAATTACACCGTAACTGTTGGCGCTGGTGGTGCTGGTGGTGCATTAGCTGGTGATAACGGAAGCAACTCAGTATTTAGCACTATTACATCAACTGGTGGTGGTGCTGGTGGTTCTGCTTTTGGTGGAGTCATCAACGGCGCTACAGGTGGTTCTGGCGGTGGTTCTGGACAAAGCGGAACTGCTGGTACTGGTGGTGCTGGCACTGCAAATCAAGGGCGCGCTGGTGGTAACAACTTTCAAGGCGGGGTTGATGGCGGCGGTGGCGGCGGTGGCGCATCTACTGTCGGTGGTAATGGAAGCAGCACAAACGGCGGTAATGGCGGTAACGGTGTCGCTACTTCGATCACAGGTTCCTCAGTAACTTACGCAGGCGGCGGTGGTGCAGGTTCATCAGGTGGAACTGCTGGAACTGGTGGAACTGGTGGTGGTGGTGCAGGTACTAATTCAAATGCTACTGGTGCAAATGGAGATGCAAATACTGGCGGCGGCGGTGGCGCAGGTGGGTTTGCTGGTTCTGCAGGCTCAGGCGGTAATGGCGGTGCAGGCGTAGTTATCTTGCGTTATCCAGACACTAGAACAATTACTATTGGTGCAGGTTTAACAGGAACGGAAAGCGCAGCAAGCGGTGGATATAAGCGCGCTACTATCACTGCTGGCACTGGAAATGTGAGCTGGACATAATGGCACATTATGCATTTTTAGATGGAAATAACATCGTTACCGAAGTAATTACCGGCATCGATGAAACCGAACTAATAGAAGGTCTAGAGCCTGAAATTTGGTACGGCAACTATCGAGGCCAGACATGCAAGCGTACAAGTTACAACGGCAATATACGTTACAACTATGCAGGCATCGGCTATACCTATGATGCAGATGCAGATGCTTTTATAGCGCCACGGCCTACATGTGGCCACAAAGAATTATTCTTAAATGATGCATTTAGGTGGAATTGCCAGAGGTGTGAATTAGATGCTTACTAGCTATAACGGATGGCTTGCCAGTAAAGATCAGGCCGAGATTAATGTTAAGCCCTACCCGGTCAAAGGCACTAACTTGAAGATTAGATGTGCCGAAGGTGCAGGAGAATTACTAGCTGCGTTTGCAGCGGATTTCCATGAGTTGATCGAGCCGATCGATGAAGGCAAGTTAGATGACTGGGCTTACGCTTTCCGCATGGTACGCGGCACAACCGACAAACTTAGCTGCCACAGCTCAGGTACAGCCATCGATCTAAATGCGACTCAGCACCCATTAGGCAAGGTAGGTACTTTTCCATTAGAAAAGGTGCCGATGATCCGAGCGCTAGCCAAGAAGTACGGCCTGACCTGGGGCGGCGATTACCGTAACCGTAAGGATGAGATGCACTTCGAGGTGTCAATAAGCAAGGAAAAAGCCATAGCACTAGCTAAGAAATTGGGGTTATCAAATGCCTAAATCGGCACAATTTACCGTTACCACTAGCGCGCAGATAGTTGTGCCTGAGGAAATAGGCGATCAAATGGCCTACCTACACAGCGCCAGCGGCGCGCTATATGCCATGACATCAAGCGGCACGGCTACCCTGTTCGTGCTACGTCAGATCAACTAAGGGCGCTTAGGAGATACAAATGCAAGCACAACTAAAAGCGATGGCACTGAGTTATGGCCGAGCAGCTGCGGCAGCTGTTGCAGCGCTATACATGGCAGGTGTTACCGATCCACGCACACTAGCTAACGCGTTTATCGCAGCCCTAATCGGCCCGGCGCTAAAAGCTATCGACCCAAAAGCAAAAGAGTTTGGTGTAGGCAAGAAGTAATGCGCAGACTGGTAGGGGCGGTGGCCTTGTCGCTGCTCCTATCAGGTTGCAGCTATCAAGGATGGGTAAGGTATGAGTGCCAAGAGTACGAAAACTGGGGCGAAGCTAAGTGCCAGCCACCTGCCTGCGAAGTGGTGGGTACATGCACCAAAGACCTACTCCCAAAAGACGTATATGAAGCGCCTAACGCCTGAGCAGCTTCACGCCAGGCTAATCGTGTTTATTGGCTGCACGCTTGCGCTGGTATTTGCCTTTAGTGTATTTGGCATGTTGTACGCGCTGATATTCGTGACACAGCCCATATCAAATCAAGCGCCTAACGATCGAGCGTTTATCGACTTGCTTACAACGCTAACCATATTTTTGACTGGCAGCCTGGGCGGTGTGCTGGCAGGCAACGGCCTAAAGTCTAAGCCTAAAGACCCACACGACACGCCGCCAAATACGCCGAGTACTTGATTATGTCGGTAGGGCGCTTTACCCTTTTACAAAAGGTGGTAAAGGGCTACCTGATTATCAAGGGATCACACTATGCAAAACGAACAAATGATGGCATGGGTTTTATTCTCCATGTTAGGTACGGCAGTAATCTTTTACAGCTTAGGAGTAGCTGCAGGCCGTAAGGATGGACACAAGGCCGGGCGAGCAGTAGGCATCCGCATTGGCGAGCGCCGCGCACGTGAGGCGGTTAGCAAATGATTAAGGCTGCACCTACTGGTACATATTGCACCGACTGTAAAGCAGAGTTTGGCAATTTTGACACTAAAACACAGACCTGGAGCTTTAGCGAAAAGTGTGTGCCTATTGCCACAATAATTACAGTCTCAGTTACCATCAAATCAAAGGGCGCTACACGTGCTTATTGCCACTACCACAAGCGCCAGGCTGAGACATGGCCAGACGGTAAAGGCGGGTTTATTCATTGGTCACTAGCAGATCAAATGCAAGCAGCCGTAGAGGCAGAAAAGCAGGTGCTTAATGTTTAACCTGGATGATTATGAGGATGTAAATACACGCATCAAGCGTTTTAGAAGCGAGTACATATCGGGGCGCATTGAAGCATCGATCGTTGAGGTAGACCTACAGGCTGGCTATGTGCTGGTAAGAGCAGCTGTATATCGTGAGCATGAGGACTTGGTGCCTGCAGCTGTGGATTTCGCATACGGCAACGTGGCCTTTTACCGCGAAAACATGAAGCGCTGGTTTATCGAGGACACGACCACAAGTGCCATTGGTAGGTGCATCAGCTTATTAATGCCAAGTGAGCATCGACCAACTAAAGAAAACATGGCACAAGTGCAACAGACTGCACCTGCACCTGAGGTTGATCCGTGGGTAGTACATCCTGAAGGCACCGCAGAGCCACTAGCCACCGGGCTGGACTTAATTAAAGGCGCGTTAGGTGGAGTAATTACCGAGCAAGCCGAGACCTGCGAGCATGGCCGCATGGTCTACAAAGAAGGCATAAGCAGCAAGACAGGCAACAAATACAAGGGATGGGTATGTCCATCGAAGGCCAAGCCACAATGCGCACCACGTTGGGAGAAGTAAATGAGCGGTGATTTTGAGATGATTAATCTAAAAACAGGCAACCGCCTAACGATACAGATGGATGGCACCGAGATACGCGACCAGGTAGAGCCACCGCTAATTGAGTGGTGTGACAAGGGCGAGCATTTTGCGTGCAAGATCGATGGCAAATATATTGATGACAAGCTATGGATATGTCTGGCGTGTGCAAGTGCATAAGGTGATACTGGATTATGCCCAGGAGATAGAAGCGCATGAAATAGGCCTAGCACGTGTATTGGCCAGAGCATCAAGGCCAGATCATGCAGGTAGGTTTAATAAGGCTATAAGTTTGCATGAGTTTATAGCTGAGCACGCCGAGGCTGTGGCATCCGAGATGGCTGTAGCGCAGTACTTCGGCATACGTAACTTTCGGGCTACGTTAAACACTTACAAGGGGCAGGCAGATGTAGGTAGCCGCATTGAGGTCAAATGGACTAAGTACGAAAACGGCTGCGCCATCATTAATTCGACTGATCGAGCACAAGATGTAGTAATCCTAGTTACCGGGCATAGCCCTTGCTATCGCTTGGCTGGCTGGATACCTGTAGCGATGGCTAGAACCTCACGCTACCTAAACGCTAGGCAGGGTAACTTCTGGGTAACTCAGGATGACCTTTTCCCCATCGAAAATCTAAAAGCTAGTGTGCATGGCGATGCCCTTAATTGAGTGCCGAGTATGCAAGGCCAAGATAGATCACAAGATAGTCGAAGTTACCGACAACCTGCCGCCTGATACTCATGTGCTTGAGTGTTTAGGCTGTGGGGTCTTGGGCGTTATGCGATACCAGGTGAACAACCCATGAAACGATATTTGACACCTGTGCTACGCTCCAGTCGCTATAGCGAGCCGCAACCGCGGATAGCTCGCCTGCGACACTTCACTATTTGGGCCGCGCTATTTGTAATTACAACGGTTGCAACAGGGCAAGCAAAAGCAGATAATATAAACAGTCAAGAAATGTTTAAGTTATATGCACACATGAAAGTATTAGATGATAAGCAATATAGATGCTTAGTTATATTATGGCGTAATGAGTCACAATGGAACCCGGTAGCCAAGAACCGTAAAAGCACAGCATTTGGTATACCTCAGCTGTTAAAGATGACAGAGACTAATCCATTTAAGCAAATAGATTTAGGTCTAAAGTACATCGATCATCGATACGATGGTGATACATGTAAAGCATTGGCTCATCATAAGAAGCGAGGCCATTACTAATGGCATCAAGACGAGGCAACCCACGTACCAAGCAGAGCTACAAGAAGGCAAGGATGGCTGTGCTGTTTAGGGATCAGTTCACTTGTGCCTATTGTGGACAAGAAGCAAACCAGGTCGATCACGTTATCCCATTGAAAACAGACAGTAGCCTGGCTAACGCCATATCGGTAGACAACTTAGTGGCTTGCTGCAAACGATGTAACACACGTAAGAACGCTAAGCCATTAGCCGTTTTTTTAGCCGATACTGCTAC